ACGATGGAAGATTACTAACCTTTCCTACGAGGAACTCGTTTCCGATGAAACGTTAACTTTCATCTATGCAGATCCTCCTTATGATATTAAGGATGCTCTGTATGGACATAAGGGTGATAAGCATAAAGGATTTGATCATGCAAGGTTTGCAGACACTATGGACAAATGCTTATGTAATGTTATGATAAGTTATAACAACCACCCTGAGATCATTCAAAGATTTCTAGAGTGGTGTCAGTATGATTTCGCTCATACTTATACAATGAGATCCACAGGTACTTACATGGAGGATCAACACAAACGTCGTGAATTAGTATTAACAAATTATGGGAAGTTTGGGGGTTCGTGTACTGCCATCAGGTAAGGCACAACTGTATCACACACGTAGAGGTGCATACTCTACATTCGGTAGTGACATCGCTACTGCAATTATACAAGGCGGTGAGATCCACTGCAATACAAAACAAGGTAAGACTATGATTTACAGAATAAACAATTCTGAAACTGGTGTTGTCGGTCCTGTGAGGGTTTGGTAATGGCATTAACACAAAAGGTAAACTTATTTCCAAATTTAACTCCACCAGAAGGTGTAGTCCAACATCCAGTATTTAAAAGATACTACGTAAGTAGAGATGGTGAAGCCATATATCGTACACCAGGTCCTTATGATCACACAGGTAGATGGGGTGAGGTCAACGAATGGGGAGCCATTAAATTAAATTATGGTTTACAGGGAAATCAATTAGACAGAAAGTATTATTACTACTGTGTGAATGTTTCTCATCATGATGAAGATGGTAATAAAATAAAACAGACAACAAGATCTGTACATCTGATGGTTGCTGATTGCTTCATGAGACCACCTCTTCCTGGTGAAGAGATATGTCATGGTTCTAAAGGACATAGATGTAATCATGTTGACAATTTAAGATGGGGAACTCATACGTCAAATATGGCAGAGACTAGAGGGAGAGTGAGAGGTGTTACTCGTAGAAAACGTGTCTTCGGCACTGGTGTTGGAAACCTTACTCCCTTAATCAATGAAGTATGAACTTAAAGACTGGCTTAACTCTGTCAACTTCAGTAAGAAGGATCTCCTTGCTGATGACCCTTCAGCGATATCTTCTTATCCTCCTTACATCGTTAATAGATGCTTGTCTGGTACTCTTGATAGTATCTTATTTGCGAACGAAATGAATTTGAATGCTCATGCCGATAAGGACATGCAGTATTCATTCTACCTATATACTTTGAGGAAAAAGAAAAGGTTTTCCCCGTGGTTGAAGAAGGAACAAGTCAATGACTTGGATCTGGTCAAAAAACACTATGGTTATAGTAACGAGAAAGCAAAGGTCGCATTAACTCTTCTAACCAAATCTCAAATTGAATTTTTACATAACAAATATGACATGGGAGGAAAAAGATGAGTGCGATCGAAGAGGTCATCTGGACTGCTGAACAGATGGTGGAAGTTGGGTTGAAGGAACCCGATGACTTCCTTAAAGTTAGAGAAACATTAACACGTATTGGAGTAGCTTCACGTAAAGAAAAGAAGTTATATCAATCGTGTCACATCCTTCACAAACAGGGTAGATATTACATCGTACATTTTAAAGAACTGTTTGCTCTTGATGGTAAGAAGGCAAACCTAAGTACAAATGATGTACAACGTCGTAATCGTATAGTACAGTTACTAAGCGATTGGGGATTAGTATCCATCAACGCTAAAGAAGTTATAGCAGACGTAGCACCTCTAAGTCAGATAAAAGTCCTTGCTTATAAAGAGAAAGGAGACTGGACATTAGAGAGCAAATACAACATTGGAAAGAAGAAGGAGGATTAACCGAACGTATAGTATCGGTTTATACCATACCCCTTTTTTATGGTTCGTGCTTAAATAAGTATGTACGCTTCGGGTACACAAATTAACACTCGCTTATTTAAGGAGAACTACTATGAACTTAGCAAGATACCATGCTGCAAATCTTCCAGAACTTATAGAGAAGATTAATCGTAACAGCATAGGCATGGACGAATACCTCAATCGATTCTGGGATGGAGTAGACACTACATCTAACTACCCGCCATATAACATTATCGAAATCAACAATGTGGAATCGAGGTTGGAAGTTGCCTTGGCGGGCTTCAAAAAAGATGAGCTCAAAGTCTTTACGGAGTTTGGAAAATTACATGTCCAAGGCACAAAAGAAAAACAGGAGGATGATAGAACATTTAGACATAGAGGAGTGGCCGCAAGGGACTTCTCTAGGGTCTGGACACTCTCAGATGATACCGAAATACGAGGAGTCGAATTCACAGACGGATTGCTCGTGGTACAACTGGGAAAAGTAGTTCCAGAGCATCACGCTAGAAAGGATTTTATCTAGTCCTACATAGGAGGGGTTGACAAACGTTGACCCCTCCTTTATAATGTTTATATAAGAGCTAGCGAGAATGGCAAAAAAGAAAGAACCAATTAATGTAACTCCCCAAGGTATTGAGAATACACTTGTTAATCCTGATAGGATTAAAGTTGTTATACTTCACAATGGTGATCAAGTTATTACAGATTTACAAGAAGCAGTTGATAAGACTAATAATCAACGTCAAGCATATATCTTTAACTACCCTTACCTAGTAGAGTACGAAAAACCTAAGACAGATGGAACTACTGGAGTAGTACAAGATCCAGAAGTCAAAGTACACTACTCTCCATGGTGCCCTCTCACACCAGAAACTAGAATAGCAATCAATCATAATATGGTTGTGACTATCCTAGAACCTGTCCCAAGTTTGCGTGATACATACATTACTAATGTACGCAAGATGGGCGGTAGTGTAGAATGAGCGTTTCGCTTTTATTATTAAGATCAGGTGAAGAGATTATAACTGAAGTACAGGAGGTCTTTGATCCTGAGACTAAAGACCCTGTTGGTTTTAAGTTACACAAACCCTTTCGTCTAGAGATTGTCTCTGACGCTGAGGGTGGTATTGTGCTTGACAGAACTAAAGGTTATCAAGTATCATGGTTTCCATGGGCACCACTGAGTAAGGATAGAGATTTCTTTCTACCTGGTTCTCATGTGATTACAGCATACGCTCCTTTGGATAGTATCGCTGAACAATATGTTAATGCCATTAAGGAAGAATTTTACAATGAAAACTTCAAGAAACATGAAGATGCCATTGCAGGTACTTTTGATGATGACTTAGACATGGAAGACATCTTTAAAGAAGCAGAAAAATTATTGGAGGATGATGATGGAAGTGATGGTAGTGATCCTGAGATCGGGAATACACCTGATATCCAAAGTGGAACAACTTGACGAGGAACCTAATTGCCATCTGGAAGATCCTTATCTCATTAAGGATGATGGTACATTAGAACCTTGGCCACGTTACACAACAGATACAGACGTGTTGCTTTATTCTGAAACTCTTGCTACAATAGTAGAACCGACAAACGAAATCAAAAAGAAATACGAGATCGTTACTAAATGAGTTTCTATACTAACATTCAAATGGTTGGAGACAACTTGCTTTATCTTGGATACGAGAATGGACAACGTATTCAACGTAAGTTTAAGTTTTCTCCAACACTTTTTATTGTCACAGATAAAAAGACTAAGCACAAAACTCTTGATGGTAGGTATGCCAAACCGATAAGGTTTGAATCAATCAAAGAAGCACGTGCTTTCAGAGAGAAGTACGCTGACATACAAAATTTCGAGGTTCATGGTTATGACAGGTATCTCTATCAATTCATATCGAAAGAGTTTCCGAAGGAAGTTGAGTACGACCTTAAAAGTCTTAAAATTACATCTCTTGATATCGAGGTGGCATGTGAAAATGGCTTTCCTAACGTGCAGGAATGCTCGCAACCTCTTCTTAGCATTACAGTCCAAGACCATATCACCCGTAAGATCATCGTATGGGGTACCAGACCGTATAAAAACACTAGAGATGACGTTAGTTATATTCTATGTGACGGTGAAGAACATTTGCTCCGTTGTTTTCTTGACTATTGGATTACTAATTTCCCAGATATTCTCACGGGGTGGAACGTAGAACTTTATGACGTACCATATATCTGTGGACGTATGGAGAGGTTGTTTGGTGAGAAAGAAATGAAGCAGCTGTCTCCATGGAACATCGTGCATAGAGAAGAGATGGAAATAAAAGGTCGTCAACAAATACTGTACAACATGTATGGTATTAATGTCGTGGATTATCTTGATCTCTATAAGAAATTTACTTATACAAATCAAGAATCATATCGTCTAGATCACATTGCATTTGTTGAACTCGGTCAAAGAAAAGTTGACCACAATGAGTTTGAGAACTTCAAAGATTTTTATACAAAAGATTGGCAAAAGTTTATTGATTACAACATCGTTGACGTGGAACTTGTGACACGTTTAGAAGA